AGTAGTGTACTCCACACTAATAACTAGCTATTTCTGATAATCTTGAGAACAATCAGATCCAACTTGGTTTTCAATGATTGAACTTGAATTCAATGATGTCGCTGCTAACACCAGCAGTACTTTTGACCCAGAGATTGCATACGTTAACTTTAAGCGTATCCACACCACTGGGCTTAGTTATGACCACATTCGAGTCCTCTACATTAAAGGACGCGAGATTAAAACTAGTCTCACAAAAAGAAGTGAGTGGGAGGTTACGCTTAACCTTGGGGGCTGGAAGGTTGCTGTATTTAATACAAATTTTCCTGGCAACCGGAACAGTCCAGTTCCAGACGATGGTCTTACCCTCCACAGACTCAGTGGATTCCTTGCCAGGTACCTACTTGAGAAAATTTTAAAAGTGAGTGACCCAGAAAAACTTATCATCAAATCAAAAATAATCAACCCTTTGGCTGAAAAAAATGGAATAACATGGGCTGATGGTGAGGAGGTATACCTCTCATTCTTTCCAGGCTCAGAAATGTTCTTGGGAACATTCAAATTCTACCCATTGGCTATCGGAATTTACAAGGTTCAGAGGAAGGAAATGGAACCTAAATATCTGGAGAAAACAATGCGACAGAGGTACATGGGTCTTGAAGCAGCTACATGGACAGTTAGCAAAGTCAATGAAGTCCAGGCTGCACTTACAGTTGTCTCTGGATTAGGTTGGAAGAAAACTAATGTCAGTGCTGCGGCCAGAGAGTTTCTGGCTAAGTTTGGAATTAACATGTAAAAACATGCAGTAATTTAATCTGTTCAAAATTTATGCATTAATTTGGCTAAAAGAGTCTTCGGACTCAAAATAAACAGCTTTCAGGGTGGGTGGTTGGGGACAGAAATAAGCCAGAATAAATTGTACAGCTCCATGATGATTATTTCAAGTTTTATGTGGAGCACACTACT